GAGATGATAATATGCCAAAAAATATTGAAGATTTTGAAAAAGAAATGAAACAAAACACAGAGGATATTAAAAAAGCTAATGAAGATTTAACAGCAGCGTTGAAAAAGAATGAGGAGTTGGAAGGCAAAATCAACAAGGCTAATGAAGATCTTGAAAATATGGGTAAAGCATTAGATGAAGTTATGAAAAAAGGTGTACCTAGTCCTGAAACGGAAGAAAAAAAAGCAAACATTGCTTTTGAAAAATATTTGAGAACTGGAGACAAAGAAATCGAGGGATTAGAAAAAGCCGCAATAGGAACAGGACAGGCAACAGTATTAATTCCAACTATATTGTCAAATGAAATACTGAAAGAAACTAAAGAAGTTTCAAATTTCCTAATGAATGGAAAGATTTATCAAGGTAGTGGTGACTATATAAAAATACCTGTCAGAAATGATATAACTCCAGCCAATCAAATTGTTAAAGAGGGTCAAGGGAACACACAGGACGGAACATTAGCGTACACACATAAAGAATTAAGAGCAGGATACAGACAGGTTAGATATCCAATTACTGATGAGCTGGTGCAGGACAGTGCGTTTGACATGGTAGGAGAACTTAAAGAGGCAATATCAGAAGAATTCGGACAGACTTTATCTGATTTAACTGTAAAAGGAACATACAATGCTTCAACAGAACAATTTATTGAAGGATTTTTAACAAATACAGCGATAACAGGTGCAGCTATTACGTCAGCAACAACTAAAAAAGTAACAGCAGATGACTTAGTGAAACTGGAAACAGGAATGAAAGCAAGTTACAGACAAGGGGCAGCTTACTTTGTTTCTCCTAAACTCTATGAAGAAATGAAATTATGGAAAGACGCTGATGGAAGATTTTTATGGGCTAACATCATAGAGGGAGCAACAATGAAATTCAATGGATACCCAGTATATGTCGAAGAGTTCCTTGAAGACATAGATACTGGAAAATATCCAGCTGTATTTTGTGACTTTAAAAAAGGTTATGCTTATTACTTGAAAAAAGGATTTGAGCAGGAACTACACAGAAACGTGAATGAAAGAACAACAGAATACTACACAAGAATCAGAATAGGTGGAGGAGTAATAAGACCTAAGGCGTTCTCTGTACTAAAAGTAAAATAGAGGTGATTTGAATGTTAATCACAATTGAAGACTATAAAAAAATAACGGGTAAGACCTTAGCTGATGAAAAATTAGCTAAGGTTGAAACTTTGTTAAAGTCAGTTGTTAGTTACATTGAAAATATACTTGGATACGAGCTTGAAGAACATGAAGTTGTTGAATTTTATCCGTATATGAAAAATATATATTTAAATCATAGACCAGTCATAAAAGTTACAAATGTTTTTATATCAGGAGAAAGTGACAAAGAAATGCGTAATTTTAGGTATGGCAGAAGTTCAAATTTTATAACTCTTATAAAATACAGAGAATGTCCGTGCTGTTACAAGCAAGAAAAAGAGGTTGAAATAACTTATACGGCAGGCTATAAAGAACTTCCTGACTGGCTCAAATTTGAAATTGTCGGACTTGTAGATGACTTTATAAATAGCTTTGATGAAGAAATAAGTAAATATACAAGTTACAAGATAGATGACATAGCTTATTCAATGAGAGATATGCTGACAACTAGGAACGATAAGCTGAATAACATAGCGAGGTTGATATATGGCTAGTATAGTTGAAGAGTTAGGAGATTTGGAAAAGCTGCAAAAGGAACTGGAATATTTACAGACACATGCTGTAAAAGTTGGAGTATTAGGAAATGGCAGTGCTGATGGAGTTTCTGTACAGGACTATGCGATATTTAATGAATATGGAACAAGCCATATTCCAAAAAGACCATTTTTCAGATTATCTGTTGGAACTGAAAATGCACAGAACAGAATTAAAGAATATATGAACATGCAGATTGAAATGATTATACAGGGAGAAATTTCAGGGCAAGAAGCATATGAGAAACTTGGTTCGTTTGTTGTTCAGAAAATAAAGAAAACAATAATGAATGGAGATTTTGCACCGCTTAATCCAAAAACTATAAAGAGGAAAAGACATAGTAAACCTCTTATAGATACCCGCTCTCTAATCAATTCAATTTCTTATGAGATTGTAGGTGTATAGAATGGCACATAAGACATTTATTCCAAAGCGTTTTTTTAGTAAGTGTAAGATATCAAAGAAAACTAGCAAGTGGATTAATTCAGAACTGGTTGAAGTTGATGAAAGCAAGGAGTTTGAGGGAGCTGTATTAAATTTAGGTAGGCAGGACATAAAAATGCTATCTGACCAGGGAATACAGGTAACACTGGACACTAAAAAAATATACTGTTACATAGATATTGAACCTAAACAGACTGTTGAATTTGAGGGCAACAGCTACATTGTAACAACTGCTAGAAATTATATGAAACATGATAAGCTTAGAGTTTATTACGTTGAGAGGGTACAGGAATGAAAAATGAGAAATTAAGAAAATTGTTAGCTAGTTTTGTTGACTTTCAGATTATACGTGACGATCATATGGCTAAAAAGCCAAAGGAATGTGCTGTAATGCACACAATAAGTAAAACAAAATCAGTTTACAGTGCATATAGGACTGTCGAAACAATGGAAGATAATATAAAGGAACAGGCAACAAGATTAGTAATTGCTTACTTTCAGATTGATTTCTACGCTTCAACACAGGCAAGAGCAGAGAAAATGGCGGGTGAATTACTTGAAGTAATAGTCTTTAAAAAAAGGCACGAACTTGTCAGAAATGGATTTGGATTAAGTGATGATGAGATAGAAATAAAAGACTTGACTTTCCTTGAGGGCAGTCAATATATTTACAGATTTAGTTTTGATGTGGAAATGAACTGGCGTGAAACAAGTGAAAGAATAAGAGAATTAATAAAAGATGTAAAAGTGGAGGTAGAAAATGGCTAGGAAAAAAGTAAAAGTAGTAGTAAATAGACCTAGAAAGCCTTTGGTAATGGGCGATTTTAGTAAAATTTTATTTATCACGAAAGAGGCAGACAAGGACTATAAAAGATATACAACTTTAAAGGAAGTAGAGACTGATTTCGGAAACACTTCTTTGATGTATAAAGGAATAAATACATTCCTTTCGCAAGAAGATTTTGACGGTAATAGATTACAGCCTGAACAGTGGTACTGTGTAGGTAAGACAACGCCAAATGAGGCATTCCTTAACAGTTTGCCTGAGGGCGAATTCTATGGGGTAGTTGTAGCGTTCTATGACAAGGCATTTATAGCTTTGTTATCAAAATATCTGACTAGAACTGGGAAATTTGGAGTAGTCCTTAATACTGATGGAGATAAGACCCCAGCCAATATAAGGGAAAGCAAAAGAATATATTACATGTTTGGAACAGAGGGAAAAGATAATCTTGACATCTTTGGATTGCCAGCATGGACATTTGTCCAGGGGATAAATGGAAGATGGTCGGACAGAAGAATACTGGGGGTAGAACCGAGCTGTAATGATACAACTAAGTCAGCTAAACTTGATGAACTATTTATAAACTACACAGAAAGCAGAGTTGGATTTAACGCTGTAACAAGTGGGTCATGGTGTGCTGATGGAATTACACATGCAGACCAAACTATTAAAATAGACGCAATAACTCATGCAGTCGATACTAACTTACATAGGCTCTTAATAATGCGTAAAAATACAACAATGGATTCAGACGGAATTCCAAGTATTGAGGACATGTTAATTAGAGCTATGACAGAATTAGGAAAGCAGGGAGCATTTGCGAAGAGTAACAATGGAGAATACTTATTTAAAGTTACCGTTCCAAATATAGAAGATACATCAGCAACTACAGGATTAACTGTAGACGATTATATAAACAGAGTGCTAAGAAATGTAAAGATTAACTTTACATTATCAACAGAAATCGAAGAAATAGATGTTGAGTTGGTGTGGCACGATGAACCAATAACAGTTTAGGAGGTAGAAAATGGGTAATAATTTTTTAGAAAAATCAGTTGATTTAAGTAAAGTGGATTTAATTATAACTTTCCCGGGAATAGGAACTTATATGATAAAAGAAGCTAAAGAGATTAATAACAATCCAACTGAAGATTCGCATACAATGGGAGACCCTGATATCAAGGGGAATGTTCCAACAATTCAGACAAGAGTAACAAAAAGGGAAATTAAAGTTACAACAGTAAAAGGATCAGACGATGACATTTTTTTAACTAAATGTAATAAAAATCCTGATGGGAAATTAGGAACATTAACATATATAGATAATACAGGAATGAACAAGGTAGTTGGAATAGGTTCAGGAGTATCTGTACAAAAAGGTGGAGAAAGAAAAAATAATACTAAAGATATTGAGATTGAATTTACAGTACAGGCTGCAAAATATGAAGAACAGGTATAGGAGGATATAAAAAATGGAAGACAAAAGAACAGAAACAATTGAGGAAACAAAAGAACAAAATAACGTATTTATTGATGAAATGGGAAGACTTAATATAAAAGGTCAGGAAATATATATCAATGAGGACGGAGATACAAAAGAAGTAGATTTCAGGCTAACTAAACCGCAAAATACACAGATGTATCAGAAAGCATATTTAGATTTAGTTGCAAAATATGATTATTTAACTTTCGCTGGAATATTATTGCCAAAAATGGTTGAAAAACCAGTTGAAGCAAGAAAAGTAGACTTTTTCGAACATGATACTGAAGCTCTTGTTGAGATATGTGAGGTTATAGTTGACTACATGGGAAAGTCGAAAGAGAAGAAGAAAAGAAAATTAAACATGAAATTGAAATAGCAGGAGATGACTATGAAAATCCATTAGTCAAAGCAAAATGGGAATTCATAGTCAGGAATGAAATTAAAGACCCTAACGTTGTTCTTGATATGAGCAATGTTAGGTTCTTTCAATGGATACAGGCTATCAATGATTTTGGTAAAAAGGAGTAATTAACATGGCAGGTAAAAATAAATTAGAGATTTTAATTAATGCAAAATCAAATGTAGACAGTGCAATAAATAAGATTAGAGGAAAAATGAGAAGTATTTTACCTGTTGCCGACAATGTTGAAAAGAAAGTTGGAAACATTGGAAATAATATACATGGTAGTGGAATACAAAAACTTAGAAGTAAGATGGTAAGTGTCCTGCCAACAGTTGGCAAGGTAAATGGAGTTATTTCAAGACTTGGAAATAAAATAAATGCTAATGGTGTCAACAATCTAATTAATAGACTGGATAGAATTCCTTTTGTAGGAAAAAAGATTTCAGGAGTTTTTGACAAAACAAGGGACAAAATTAATAGAATTATTTTTTCAGCAAATCCGCTTGCTAACTCTTTTAAGGCAGTTGGAAAGGCAGTGCAGAATGCTTTTAAAGCTGGAATTCTTAGTAAGTTTACAGGAGCCATGAAAAAAGTCGGAAGTGGAGTTAAAAGTTTAGCTGGAAAATTCAATTTTTTAAAAAGTAATATAGCAAAATTAGCTGGAATGGTAGGT